GCAAGCACGGAGCACGTATTTGGAGAGAGGGTATCAGCAAGGCAAGCGGTAAACCTTATGCGTTTTGGTCTTGTCCTTCACCTCAAGGAACTCCAGACCAGTGCAAACCAGTAAACTAAAAGACTGGCATAAATCTTTTTTCGGGACTAGAAAGGAACCTGGATGCGTACACTTATCCGATCAGTTGGTCGTGCCAGTATTGGTGGGGAACCATTACCATCTTGCTTTAAGGCATTCGAATCCAACAAGATTATCATCAGGCGTTCCGAAGTTTCTATGTTCGCTGCAGCACCAGGAGTTGGAAAATCCACGCTCGCATTAGCGTTAGCATTAAAGATGAGGGTACCAACACTTTACATCTCTGCTGATACCAATGCACATACAATGGCTATGCGGTTAGCGTCTATGATTTCCGGCAAGAATCAAACAGACGTAGAGGGAATGTTGCAATCTGATTTAGGATGGACCAAGGCTACTCTATCAAAGAGTAATCATATAGTTTGGTCATTCGAATCTGCGCCAACACTACAAGATATCGATGAAGAAGTGCAAGCCTTTGAAGAACTATGGGGTTGCTCTCCTACACTTATCATAGTAGATAATTTAATGGATGTAGCCACTGATGGTGGTGAAGAGTTTGCCTCGATGAGAGCAATCATGAAGGAGTTGAAATATCTTGCACGTGCTACGAACTCGGCTGTTGTTGTTCTTCATCACACTAGTGAGGCTGTTCTTGGGACACCATGTCAGCCACGCTCTGCTATCCAGGGTAAGGTTGCTCAACTTCCAGCACTTATATGCACGCTTGGTGTTGTTGGAACGTCGATGGGAGTTGCACCTGTAAAGAACAGATATGGAAGGGCAGATGCGGGTGGAGGTCTTATGACTTGGATTGCATTCAACCCTGAGTATATGTTTGTAGATGACATTCCTGAGAACCACTGATGCAAAAAGATATTAATAACTATACTATAACTATAAGTAGAAATACCCTAGATTGTTGGGGTATAGGGATGGAGTACTATGGATTACTTGAGTTTGATGATAATGTTTTTCCAACAGTTATCGCTAGAATTGTTAGGTTTGATTTCATATTTTTCTTTATTAATATAACTAAATATCCTAAGGTAAAGTGGCGTGATAATAACCCTCAGTAAAGATGAAGTAAGAGTCTGCACTATGCTTGCAGTAGAAAGATGGCTGGCTAAGTTTGGTTCTACTGACCAGCCTAACTATGCACAGGGTAAAGCAGATGGCAAGTTAGAGCCTGAAATTAATGCTAATATACGTGCCAATGTATGTGAGTGGGCTGTTGCTAAACATTATAATCTAGCCTGGAATAATCCTTGGTATCCTAATTCACTACATAAGAAGCGTTATCCGTTACCTGACGTTGGGACTAACGTAGAGGTAAGGTCAATTAGAACTCAAGATAGTATACCATTCTGGCGTAAGGATGAGGGCAAAGTTATCATAGGTACCAAGTGTTTAGATTTAGAATATTTTTCCGAGGTAGAAATATTTGGTGCTGCATACCCAGAAGAGTTTACTAAGCCTGAGTATTATGATAGTTATATAAATGGATGGCGTATACCTATAAGTGGGTTCACTCATGAGTAGTTATAGTAAACGTAAGGGTTCAACCTTTGAAACTGATGTGGTTAAATGGCTCAGGTCTAAAGATGTATTGGCCGAAAGATTAACTAGGGCTGGTGCTAAAGATGAGGGTGATATAGTTGCTTTCCTAGATGGTACAGCAAACATACTAGAACTAAAAGCAACAAAGAAGTTAGACTTACCACAGTTCTGGCGAGAGGCAGAAGTAGAAGCAGAGAACTATGCTAAGGCTAGAGGATTAAAAGAAGTTCCAAATAAGTTCGTGATAGTTAAACGTAGACAGGCAGGGATAAACAAGGCTTGGGTGGTGGAAGATTTTGAACAATGGATTAAGAGGGCGGGTAAATGACTTACCAAATATCAGAGAAATACTTATACACTACGGAGCACAAGTACGACAAGGACACGGGCAAGTTAATCTCAAGTGCCCATTCCACTCCGACACACACCAGTCAGGAAGTGTTAATCTCGACAATAACATATACATATGCTTCGCCTGCGGAGTCCAAGGTAATAGTTTACAAATTATTGCACAGCAGGAAAGGGTAGATATACGTGAAGCAAAGTCAATCGCAGAAGGAATTGTTGGATCTAGCAACACAGAGATACGCAGCAAACATTTATCAGGCAGAAGATTACCTCAGAAGCAGGGGAATATCAATGGAAGCAGCACGTCTGGCACGATTAGGCGTAGTCGTGGAGGCTGAGATTGGACACGAGGCATTCATTGGGCGACTATCTATACCATACATTACTAAGACTGGCGTTGTAGATTTACGTTTTAGAAGTCTTAATCCTGCTGTAGAACCCAAGTATATGGGCATGACAGGTGCAGAAACAAAGATGTTTAATGTATTAGATATAGAAAAGGCTGGCAATTATATAGGTGTATGTGAAGGAGAACTAGATACAATAACCATGTCTAGTTGTATTGGTATACCTTGTATTGGTGTGCCCGGTGCTAACTCTTGGAAGAAACATTACACAAGATTACTTGCAGACTTTGAAAGAATATTTGTATTTGCGGATGGTGACCAACCAGGAAAAGAATTTGCTAATAGTCTAGCAAGAGAACTGCCAGTTACTATTGTTCAATTACCAGATGGTGAAGATGTTAACAGTTCATATGTTAAATATGGGGCAGACTATATAAGAGAGAAGGCAGGACTAAATGAGTAAAGAGATTCCACCTTGTCCCGAATGTGGTGAGCGATTCGAAAATGTGTTCGAAGCGACAGACCACCTACTAGAAGATGATGAAGAGTTTGATCCAGCATTAGTACTACCTAATGGTGCAAGGTTAATGATAGGTTCTTTACTTAGATGTTTATTTAAGTATGCTAATAAACCAGATCAAATAAAGTCTATAACCCAATCCACATACATGACACTGTTTACGGCTGAGACACAGCCCGAGGCAATTAAAGATATAGTAGAAGAGATGATAGTTGAATCTCAAATGATGGAGATAGATGATGAGATTAAGAAGTTACTTGAAGGGGGTAAGTAATGGCTAGTATAAAAGAACTAGATAGACAAGAAGAATTTAATAACTGGTATTATGAAAGACTTCAACAATCAGTTAACAAGATAGTAGAAAAAATCCCAACAGATAAGGATGCAAATGAAAAGTAAAAAATGGGAAGTTAATAATCCGCCAAGCGCTGAGTCATTTGAAGTAGCAGTGGCCCAAACATTCCAAGAATTATTAGACTTGCTTCTATCTAAACATAAAGATTACGGACCAAGAAATATTGCAGATGCACCAGGTGGTGCTATCAATGGACTAAGGGTTCGTATGCACGACAAGTTGGCACGTATAAATAATCTATACGATTCAATAAGGGATATGGCACCAGAGCATGAGTCTTTCGAAGATTCTTTCAAGGACATGGCAAACTATGCAATCATAGGGTTGCTAGTTCTTAGAGGAAAGTGGGATGAATGAAAACAGTAGAAGATTCAATTAACTTAATTAACCAGAAAATATATTGTCTTGCAGAAGAAAATCCAGTAGATAATATAGAAACTATAAAAGAACTTACACGTATTATACAAAGGTTGAAGCGTTCTAAGGTGGCAAGATAATGAAGGTTATAGTCTGCGTGTCTGATTTGCAGGTACCATACCATGATAGGAAGGCGGTATCTGTACTGTCTCGCTTCATCAAACATTATAAACCTGATGAAGTAGTATCAGTCGGGGATGAAATGGACATGCAGACTATCTCACGTTGGAGTAAGGGTACTGAACTCGAGCATGAGAAGTCTATCGGTAAAGATAGAGATGAAACTTATCGTATACTAGAATCATTAAAGGTTAAACATATGATTCGCAGCAACCATACTGATAGATTATTTAATACTATCAAGATGAGAGCGCCGGGACTTGCAGGTTTACCTGAGTTAGAGTTAAAGAACTTCTTAAAGTTAGATAACTTAGGTATTACTTATCACGAAAAACCATACGAACTAGCACCGAATTGGTTACTACTTCATGGTGATGAGGGTAATGTTCAACCTACTGCTGGTGCTACCGCACTTGGATTAGCAAAGAGAGCGGGACTTAGTGTAGTCTGTGGGCATACGCACCGCATGGGCTTAACACATTATACTCAGTCATACTTTGGTGGTAACCCTAGAACTATATGGGGTATGGAAGTCGGTTGTCTAATGGACTTTAAGTTTGCTAAATATATTAGAGGTGGATTATTTACTTGGCACAAGGGATTTGGTGTGCTATATGTAGATGGAAATAAAGTTGTACCACACCTTGTTCCAGTAAATATGGATGGTTCATTCGTGTTTGATGGGAAGGTATGGAAGTAAGTGGATTGGGATAGCATTGAGAAGTGGGACTACATTGTAACAGCGGTTGCCTCAGAGTACCATAAAAAATTTCCTATGGTAGAGTTAGAGGATATAAGACAATCGCTGTATCAATGGTTCGCAGAGCACCCAAATAAACTTAAAGATTGGGAAGCAATAGGTGAGAAGGACGCTAAGAATTTAATCTATCGTTCACTTCGTAATCAAGCATTAGATTATTGCCAACGTTGGAAGGCTAAGTCTATAGGTTATGATGTTACTGACTTACATTATTATGAACCAGAAATAGTTGAAGCATTATTACCACCTGTATTGCGTGGTGAATATGGTGTTACACATAAGTTAAATCTTGGTAGGCCAGGCAGACCATCTGCCCCAGCCGAAGGCGGCAACCTAACTATTATGATGTTAGAAGTTGACTCAGGTTATTGGAAGTTAAGTAAGGATGATAGAAGAATTATATTCTTACGCTTCGCGGAGAACCTAGACTTCGGTGAGATAGCAAACTACTTAGAACTTGGGACAGATAGTGCTGCAAGAATGAGACTTAATCGTGCCATTCTTAGACTTATCAATAAGATAGGTGGATACAAACCCTACAATGATGTTGATACTGAGCCTAGTCAAGAGGAGTCACAAGAATTAGAAGCGCAACCACCGCAAGAATAATATAATAGGTTGCTATCGCAGTGATAACACTGTACTTAATTACTTTCAGTATCATTCCATAACTCTTCCTGTTCTGCTGGGTCTACCCATAGACTCTCGCCATAGTCAGCCCAGAACTTTGCCAGCATTTCATCTTGCTCATCTTGTTCTGTAATATCAATCATCATCTCCCCACATTCTATCAGGTTCAAAGCATATACAATCGATCTCATCACAGTCATCACAGGTTTGGTTGATACCAAGTGCGACATCATCACCCATTAAATACATAGGCTCACTCATCTTTATCACCTTCCTCAATACCAAACATATCAGCAAATACTTTGTTTGCTTCTTTAAGTATTTGAATTGTATCTTCCATACTATCCTCCTGTTGAATAGAACCCAGTACCTTTGAAGTGTACAGGGTTGGCTTGATATTCTCTTACCATTTCTCTATTACATATTGGACATGTAACTAAGTCATCTCTGTCATCAACATTACGACTCAGTTCTTGTAGTGCCTTATCATCAAGACATCTATAAGAATATGTAGGCATTATATCTCCTCATCATCGGGTGTCGGTGCTGTTGCAAGAGTGCCACATAAAGCACACTCCATATCTAAGAAGTACATATCAATCTCACCTGTCTCCTCATCAAAGATAGTCTTTAAGTTCCAGATATTACAACCGCAAGGACATGTAGTAGTGGCTCTACCACGAATGTCCATAGCGGATTTGTAATCTGGCTTAAGTTCTGTAATGTGTTTAGGTTTAATTAGTAGTATCCTTTTCTAGTAAAGAACTTCCATGCCTCGCAAGGTGTGTGATACCTATGATAGATATAAGACAAGCCTCTATCTATTTGTTTTGGCGCAGGAGTTTTGGGGTCAAGCCCTAATAGTTGTGGAATACCTCCAGCATTCTTGCCCATTACTTTAACTTTATTGTATGCGTTGGGTCTCCAATTGCTTTCTTTAGTCCATAACTTATTAAGGCATGACCATTGTTTATATTGCCACTCGTATAACTTATCTTGAGCGTATGATATTAAATCTTTTTTTCTTTTTTCTATTCGTATTCATTGTCGAATAGACCTTCTAAGTTTTCTCTGTCGCTAGATAATTCTTCATATGTAATGAATACCAAGTCGTCTAGTTCTCTGATAAGTGTACTTACTTTATCAGTAGACCAACCTGCTACCATATCATTAGTGATTACCCCTTGCCAGACTATATCACTATCCACTTATTCCCCTCTCTTTCATAGTTCTTCTAACTTTATTTGCGAAGTTCAACTTGTTAGCGTACTCTGCTTTCTTCATACTCCTACCAAGTTTAAGTAATCTTTCGCCCGGCATAGTGCCACCATATATACCATAGTATATCTGTGTACCACGCATACCAAGTTCTAAGCAATTAACTTTAGCAGGACAATTACTACATACAGACAGGGCAGCAACAGCCTTGTCTACCTCTGCTTGTGCTCTCTTTCTTTGTGCTCTTGTGTTTGTCCACTTCTCACCGAACTCCTTCTCGGCTTCGCCAGCGAACCATAGGTCAGGGTCATCATGCTTAACACATAACCCATCACTAACATCTAAGTCTAAGTCATTAAACAGATAGCCAAACACGCTATTCTTAAGACCAGTACCAAACGCACCTGCCATTAGTTATGTATCCCATGAGTAAAGCAGATAGCCTGAACTGCCATGTTTAATTCTGATACCATTTCTTTTAACTCGTCATCTGATAGACTTTGAGTGTCAGACTTTCTGATATAAGAAGTCCATGCGTATTCCTCTAACATATATTATCCTCTCTGTTTGCGTAGGTGGGGCGACTACCCCACCCACAATTAACTAGTTTATTATGGGCGGAATACTACTGAAGTGTATCCGTCAAGGCGTGAGTGCTTAGCGATTAAGCCTTTCTCACCAGTCAAGTGTTGGTACTTACCATTACCCAAAGATACCC